ACAGATTGCAGCCAGTAACTTACCACCCAGATAGTTAAATCCGAACGGTTGAGTTGGTACTATGTTAAACCCCATAATTGCAGAGTTGTTGAACCTCTCCATGATCGCAGGGTTTAGACTGTCAAGGGGACTACCCAACCAGTCGTTACGTGGTTTGCTATTAATAGTAGGAGAACCTAGACGGATCATACCCGCAACCATACCGGTGTTCTTCTCTTTGATCAACCACTTCATGGTCTTGCCAGGGATTGACTTCTCTACAGGTGCAGAGGTGACGATCTCCATGTAGTTCATGAACTTGTATGACGCAGTGTCAATGATAGTAAACTCCATCTCAGACGGATGGATATCGAAGTCATTAAACAGATCTTCTTCAGGGCCCATGCCAGGCAGGGCAGGAGGAAACTCCGCCATACGTTCCATCTTTATCATACGCATATACTCATCGATACGTTCTATACTACCAAAGAACTCATCAAAGGCGTTTGCTGCGTATAATGCATCTGTGCGACTTAATATCATTTGTTACCTCATCTCAATATTACATATTATACAGTATGTAGCCTGAGAAGTAAAGCCCTATTGTTAGTATAAATAACAGAAACATATTAAGAGACACACCACTCATGGCAACTAACACATTCGATTGCGGAACCAATTACTTGCAACCGTCAGGGTTCAAGATAATTATTAGTAGGAGAGACTTTCCTAACCTACAGTTCTATGCACAAACAATATCCCACCCCGATGTGAACCTACCTTCAGCAGAGTTGGGATTCTCACGAGTCAACAGTGTACCCTTCGTAGGAGATGCCGCTGAGTTCGGCACATTGACTATGGAAGTGTTGTTGGATGAGGACATGAACTCTTACCGAGAGATCTACAACTGGATGATAGCTGCAACCAGCAATCCTCACAGACTGCCCTCTGCGTCTGTAGAGTCTAATAAGGAAGGTGGATACCAAGGGTCAACGTACAACGACATCACCGTGGCGATCTTATCGAGTCACAACAACGTGAATAGAACATTTAGATATATAAATGGGTTCCCAACAAGTGTAGGTATGATCAACCTTGCAGCGACCTCACAGGAACAATATTTGTCATTTCAAGCGACCTTCAGGTTTGACTATTTTGAGTTTAAATGATATAATGGCTGGGTATTAAGACTACCACTATAGGATAAAAAATGAACCTTGAATCTATATTAACTGAGTGGAAGAAAGACTCTCAGATTGAAATACTGGCACTTGATGTGTCATCCATAGAAGCATCTAAGAACCATGGTAAGTACTTGGAATTACATGCAACCTACAAACTGAAACTGAAAGACGCAGAGTTCAAACAGAAAGAACTCATGAAGTGGAAGTATCTATACTATGAAGGAAAGATGTCTAAGGAAGAGATCGATCGTTTTGGTTGGGAATATGATCCATACAATGGTCGAAGTGCAACTACTAACAAGTTCAAAGAACAGTTCGTTGAGACGGACGAAGAACTTGTGAACAGTGAAAAGAAAATCCAGTACCTTAACACCTGTATAGATACATTGAAAGAAATACTAGAAACGTTGAAGTGGAGACACCAAACGATTGGTAATATCATACGATGGAAACAATTCGAAGCAGGGTTCTAATTAGATAATGGAAGTCATCAAACTTAAAATGAGAAACTATGCGATGTTGCAGATGACTGAGTGTGCACCTCACATAGTTTCTGAGATCTCTGAACATTTCTGTTTTGAAGTGCCTGGCGCTAAGTTCATGCCTGCGGTAAAGAAGAGAATCTGGGATGGCAAGATTCGTTTGTTTAACCGTACTAATGGTGAACTCAATGCAGGTCTGTATGAGTCATTACGTAAGTTTGCTGCTGAACGTGGTTATGGTATCAAGGTTGAGGAAGGTAAGTATGGTTATCCTTATGATAAGAACAAAGTTCCTCACATGGCATTTCAAGAGTTCATTGAATCTCTGAACCTACCATTCAAACCACGTGATTATCAGTATGATGCAATAGTACATGGTATCGAACACAAGAGAAGCATTATACTAAGTCCTACAGGATCTGGCAAGTCTTTAATCATTTATATTCTTGCACGTTGGTATCTTGCACAACACAACATGAAGTTGTTACTAATTGTTCCTACAACCTCTCTGGTTGAACAGATGTACAAGGACTTCTATGAATACGGGTATGACGTTGAGAAGAACGTTCACCGTATCTACTCTGGTAAGGACAAAGCAACCGACTGTCCTGTTATCATATCCACATGGCAATCAATCTATAAACTAGGGTCACCTTGGTTTCAACAGTTTGGGTGTATCGTGGGTGATGAGGTACATGGGTTCAAGTCTAAGTCGTTATCCTCTATCATGAACAAGTCTACTGAGGCAGAGTATCGATTTGGTACTACCGGTACCCTAGACGGTACGACCGTACATAAACTGGTACTGGAAGGTTTATTCGGCCCCACATATACGTCGGTAACCACCGCAAAACTGCAAGAAGATAAACACCTCGCTAAATTAGATATAGATATCATACTACTTAAATATAAACGGGAACTTTGTCAACTAACTGATGGAAGAACTTATCAAGATGAAATCGACTTTATTGTTCAATATGAAAAACGTAATAACTTCATCGCCAACCTTGCAGCGCGTCTGGAGGGAAACACTCTTGTGTTGTTCAACCTTGTGGATAAACACGGGAAGGTTTTACGGCCTTTAATAGAGAACAGGTTAAAGGATGGACAGAGATTCTTTTTTGTCTCTGGGGAGACTAAGACTACAGACCGAGAACAAATCAGAAACATCGTCGATCGTCAGAACAATAGTATTATTCTTGCTTCTCTTGGTACTTTTAGTACTGGTATTAATATTAAGAATATCCATAACATTATATTTGCTAGTCCGTCAAAGTCTCAGATACGTGTTCTCCAGTCGATTGGACGGGGACTAAGACTGTCAGACAACGGTAGTACTACAAGGTTATATGATATTGCGGATGATCTGCACATCAAATCTAAGAAGAACTTTACACTACTACATAGTGCAGAGAGAGTAAAAATATACGCACGTGAGAAGTTTCCCTTTAAAATAACGCAGGTACCTATATAATGATGTATTCGGAAAAGAACTTTCTACAGGTTAGAATGGCATCTGGTGAGGAGATGATCTGCGAAGTTATCGAATGGCCTGATGAAAATAGTAAAGAATTGATTGTGCGGAACGCAATGATGCTTACTATTAGTTGGACTGAAGACGAAGATCAAATCTATGGTCTACGTCCGTGGATGACTATGCAAGAAAACCATCTCAACTATATGTTGGTGAATACCGATCATGTCGTCAGTACATGTAAACCGGCACCCATGTTTGCAAAAGAATATATAGATGCAGTAGATGAGATGCATCAAACAGGTAAACAACGTCAAGTACGTTTGGTTGAACGTAACGCAGAAGATGAACGTGTTTTACTAAGTGCACTAGAGAAACTAAGTGTACCAGAAATAATGAGATCAGATTCTGATTTTTCTAATATCCTACAGTTCCCAGCTGACCCAAAGACTATTCATTAATCTGAGTATTCACTCCCTGGCGAGCTATGGCTTTAGGGTAACATTTCTTTTATAATATGGCAAGTGATTTTTTATGAAAATAGGATTTACATGTAGTGCATTCGATCTGTTACACGCAGGTCACATCGCAATGTTGAGAGAGGCAAAGACTCAGTGTGACTACCTTATATGTGGACTACAGGTAGATCCTAGTTTAGACCGACAAGAGAAGAACCAACCCATTCAAACCGTAGTCGAACGTTACACACAGTTAAACGCCGTGCAGTATGTCGATGAGATCATACCTTATGTTACCGAACAAGATCTAGAGGATATCCTATCCGCATTACAGATCGATGTTCGGATCATAGGTTCCGAGTATAAGTCAGGAACATTCACAGGACGTGCTATATGTGCGAGTAGAGGTATTGAGATATACTTCAACAAAAGGGATCATAGATTTTCCACATCTGATTTGAGACGAAGGGTCTGTGAAAGGGTTGACAATACCCAGTAGTTTTGTTATAGTGTACTAAATCAAATGGAGATGACTATGAAACCGAAAGACAAACCGCATTATGTAAACAACGCAGAGTTCTCACTTGCGGTGGTGGATTACGTTAAAGATGCAACAGACAGATCTTCTGAAGGAGAACCTCGACCTGTCGTGACGGACTACATCGCTCGATGTTTTCTAAAGATCGCAGAAGGACTATCCCATCGGGCAAACTTCGTTCGTTACACCTATAGAGAAGAGATGGTGATGGACGCAGTAGAGAACTGTCTCAAGGCAATCGACAACTACGACATAACCAAGGCGACCAGAACCAAGTCACCTAATGCATTTGCATACTTTACTCAGATTGCGTGGTATGCGTTCCTTCGCCGTATTCAGAAAGAGAAGAAACAACAAGATATCAAGATGAAGTTCATCGCCGAGAGTGACCTCTCTCTGTTGATTCTTGATGGTAACAATGAAGAAGCCGTACGTCAGACCCAGTCCTTTGTTGATGGTCTACGTGAACGTATTGATGTTGTCCAAGATACAGATCAGAAGGTGAAGTTATATGCGAAGGAGGTACGTAAACGCCGTCGCAGACGTGTAGACTCTGACCTATCTGACTTTCTGGGGGAGGAAGAGAACGAATGAAGATTGCTATACTGAATGATACGCACTGTGGTATCCGTAATTCATCTGAAGTAATGATGGACTATCAGGAACGTTTCTACCGTGACGTGTTCTTCCCATACCTACGCGAGAATGGTATCACCAAGATTCTGCATCTTGGCGACTACTACGATAACCGTAAGTTCATTAACTTTCGTGCACTTGAACATAACCGGAAGATCTTTCTGGAGAAGTTGCGTGAGTACAAGATCCACATGGATATCATTCCCGGTAACCATGACGTGTTCTACAAGAATACCAATGACTTGAATGCCCTCAAAGAACTACTTGGTCATTACATGGAAGAGGTACGTATCATCGAGAAACCTATGGTGGTTGAATATGATGGTATGCCTATGGGACTGATCCCTTGGATTAATGAGGACAACGAAGAAGAATGTCATAAGTTCATCAAAGGTTGTAAGGCAGACGTGATCGGTGCACACCTTGAGTTAGAAGGGTTTGAGATGTCTGCGGGTATTCCCTGTACGCATGGTATGAGGGCATCTGTGTTCAATCGTTTTGATATGGTACTCTCTGGTCATTTCCACACCAAGTCGCAGAGTGGTAACATACAATACCTCGGGTCGCAGATGGAGTTCTTCTGGAGTGATGCACATGACCCCAAGCACTTCCATATCCTAGACACTGACACCCGTGAGATTACCCCTGTAGTTAATACAGAGACATTGTTCGAGAAGATCTACTATAATGATAAGGAGAAGAATCCACTGTTCACGGATCTTCGCCACCTCGATAATAAGTTTGTTAAGTTGATTGTGGTTAACAAGTCAGATCCTAAAGTCTTTGATCAGTTCGTGGATAGGATCAATTCCCGTAAGATACATGAACTCAAGATCGCAGAGAACTTTGAGGAGTTTGTAGGTGGTTCTGTAAATGATAATGAAATATCAGTTGACAGTACGGAAGATTTACTGTATAGTTATATAAATGCGGTGGATACTCCACTGAACAAGGATACCATCAAAGGCATGGTACGCGAACTGATGATAGAGGCGCAGACACTCGAACTCGTATGATTATATTCTCAAAACTAAAGTATAAGAACTTTCTTAGTACTGGTGATTCGTTCACCCAAATAGATCTGAACAAGTCTGCCTCCACTCTAGTAGTGGGTCAGAATGGTGCGGGTAAGTCTACTATGTTGGACGCGTTATCATTTGCCCTGTTCGGTAAAGCACACCGATCCGTATCCAAAGGTCAGTTGGTCAATAGTGTAAACAATAAGAACTGTGTTGTCGAAGTAGAGTTCACGGCGCTTGGGTCTGAGTACAAGATTGTGCGTGGTATCAAACCAACTAAGTTTGAGATCTGGCGCGACGAGAAGGTTATTAACCAAGACTCCCATAGTAAAGAGTATCAGAAAGTATTAGAACAGAACATTCTGAAACTGAACCACAAATCTTTTCACCAGATCATTGTACTGGGCAGTAGTTCGTTCGTGCCATTCATGCAGTTACCTGCGAATCACAGACGTGAAGTGATCGAGGATCTACTGGACATCAACGTATTCTCCAAGATGAATGTTGTTCTCAAAGAGAAGTTCTCGGTTATCAAGGAAAAGGTACGTGCAAATCAGTCTGACCTAGAGAACCTAGAGTATAAGATTAGGACACAGACCAAGTATGTGGAGAGTCTGGAGAAGAACAAACGGGACAATCGCAACGAGAAACTCAACGAGATTACAACACTTGAGTCTGAGATTGAGGACATACGTTCCATTATGACACCGGTCGATGGTGACTCACTACATGTTTTGAAAACAGAACATGACTCGTGCAATAGTCTGATGATTCAGATCAAACAGTATGATAAAACATTCAACTCCAAACTGAAGGAGTTAGATAAGGAGAAGAAGTTCTATGAAGATAACTCCTCTTGTCCCACCTGTGAACAAGGGATCGAAACTACCTTCAAAGAGAAAAAGATCTCAGAAGCAGAAACCAAGCACGAACACTTCACAGACGCAAGATCAAAAGCATCCGAAGAACTCGGCAAACTCACTGGGAGAATGGTGGGCGTAGTAGAAGAGACTCGGAAACTACAGGATATGATCGCTGAACAAGATCGTAAACAAGTAGAGATCGGTCAACTCCAGAAACAGATTACTACTATACAACAGTATCTGGCCAAACAGGATGAGACTACTACTGATATTGCAGAAGAAAGAAAGACTCTGTCTGCACAGAATGATGATCGCGAGATACTACGTGACATCAAGGGCGACCTTGCAGAATCCGTTGCGTACAGTATGGTAATCACTGAGTTGTTGAAGGACACTGGTATCAAGACTAAGATTGTGAAGGAGTACCTGCCTGTCATCAATCAGTTGGTCAACAAGTATCTACAGGTTCTAGACTTCTTTGTATCGTTTAACCTAGACGAACAGTTCAAGGAGACTATCCGATCACGTCATCGTGATGCATTCTCCTATGACTCGTTCTCTGAGGGTGAGAAACAACGTATCGATCTGGCGTTACTGTTTACGTGGAGACAGATTGCGAAGATGAAAAACTCTGTTGCGACTAACCTATTGATACTAGATGAGACGTTTGATTCATCTTTGGACGTGGAAGGTATCGACAACCTGACCAGTATACTTGATACCCTTGATGGTGATACTAACACATATGTTATCTCTCATAAGGGAGAGTTGCTTGATGGTAAGTTCGAAGACAAGATAGAGTTTATCAAGAAAGGTAACTTCAGTACGGTGCATGATGCTTAATCCATACTTCTTTCGAGAACATCCGAACTTCCTATCGGAACCAGTTATTGATGCCGCATCGAGGTATTGTGATCATCTGATAGGGTCGACTGATCATGTGTGGACTACCAACTTTGGATGGCAGAATGCACAGGGTACGGACTTGATGCACCCCAAAGCAGAACGTTATGAAAACCTTGTGCTCGTTCACAAGATCTATAATAGTAATAGAGCACTATATGATAACATCCTCAAGGACATTCAGAAGGTCTATCCTACATGGTCTCCGGAGACTGTAGAATCTATGCAGTTCTTTGTGTGGACTGGAGGGTCTCGTATTGAATGGCACAAAGATTTTAAACGTGACGATCCCACTTCAACACGGATAGGTGCGATAACGATATATATGAATCGGAATTGGGAGATTGAATGGGGTGGGGACTTCCTGTATAAAGATAAAGAGAGTAAAGTAAATAGAATAACCCCCGCATATAACAAGGCAGTGGCCCTTACGGACGTAGAACATCGGTCTACCACTATACAAGAGAGAAGGTTTCGTAAGTGTATTCAGATATTTTTAAAAGAAGATGCACCTACGCTTGACAACGACACAAACTTCTGTTAGAATGTACTTTAATTAATCGAGGAATATATTATGGAATTATCAGATCGCGCTACACAAGTCCTGCGTAACTTCGCGGGTATCAATGGAAACATCTACTTCAATGAGGGTAATGTAGTTCGAACCGTCTCTGAGTCTAGAACTGTACTCGCAAAGGCAACCCTAGACGTAGACTTCCCTACATCGTTTGGCATATACGATCTGCGTGAGTTTCTCAGTGTAATGGGATTGGTGGACAGTCCTAACCTGAACTTTGATCAATCTAGTGTCGCGATCTCGGATTCTACTGGTCGTTCTAAGATCAAGTATTTCTATTCGTCACCTGATACTCTGACAACTGCAAAGGGCGATCTGACGTTACCGGGTGAGGATGCGTGGTTTACTCTGGATAGTCAGACTCTGAACCGTGTCAAGAGTGCTGCGGGTGCATTGGGTCATAGTGAAGTTAACGTCCATATAGATAATGGACTGATAACGTTAACCGTTAAGGACAATGACGATGAAACCTCACATGCATTCAGTATTGTTGTGGAAGGTGAATCACAGTATCCAGACCTCAAGGTTGTATTCAATATCAACAATCTTAGGTTGTTAGAAGACGGCGACTATCGTGTTGCACTATCGTCTAAGTTTATTTCACATTTCGTGAATAAAGAATCCAATATGGAGTATTGGGTAGCGCTACAGAAATCTAGTCAATTTAATTAAATAGAGGACAAACTTGTGGATAATGATATAATGGATCTAGTAAACCGAGTGACGCGTAGTACAGTCGCGGTTGTAGATACGGTCGCCGGACGCGGTGGTTTTAGAGGTGAAGAGTTATCAACTATTGGTCAACTACGAGATCAGTGTATCTCATTGATCCAAAAGGTTGAGACACTTCAGGGTGAAGGTGAAACTCCTTCGGAGGGATAACATGTTAGAGATTCTTTTTTATGTTGTTCTCGTTGCGGTTGTGGCATTTATAGGGTATAAGTATTTTGGTGATCTTGACATTCCCAATGTTGGTGAGGAACTTGTTGTCACTAAGGTCGAACCCAAACCCAAACCCAAACCTAAACCCAAAACTAAGAAGAAGCCCACGATGACTATTGAAGAGTTAAATAGTATGACCAAAGAGCAGTTGTTCGACATGGCCACACAATTGGACTTAGAAGTATACAAGTCTTGGACTAAGACGAAACTGATGTCTACACTGGCAACACATCACGAACTCTAAAGAATAGGGGAACTTAGGTTCCCTTTTTTCTTGCTTATTTGTTTCTTATAGTGTACAATGTACAACTTATGAAACCCTTTTACTTTATTATGGAAATCTTATGACTGATACCTTTCTCTGGTGCGAAAAGTACCGCCCTCAAAATATTGACGACTGCATCCTTCCTGCCAACCTCAAGAAGACATTCAAGGACATTCTAAAGACCGGTGAACTACCTAACATGTTGTTTACGGGTACTGCGGGTCTGGGTAAAACTACGGTCGCACGTGCATTATGTAACGTACTTGACCTTGACTATATTCTAATCAATGGTTCGGAAGACGGTAACATTGATACCCTACGCGATAAGATCAGACGTTTCGCATCGTCTGTGTCCCTAATGGGTGGTTACAAGGTTGTCATCCTAGATGAGGCAGACTACCTTAACCCACGTTCTACCCAACCCGCATTGCGTGGATTCATTGAGGAGTTCTCAGATAACTGTCGATTCATCATGACCTGCAACTTCAAGAATCGTATCATCGAACCTCTACACTCTCGTTGTGGTGTGTATGAGTTCAATACCAACAAGAAGTCTATGGCACCACTGTGTGGTGACTTCATGGCCCGCGTGACTGATATCCTGAAGATTGAAAAGGTCGAGATGGACAATCAACAGGGAGTTGCTGAACTCATCATGAAACATGCACCGGACTGGAGACGCATTCTTAACGAACTGCAACGTGCCTCTATCGGTGGTGAACTCAAGATCAGTAACTTGAACAAGACTGATGCATCCTATGAGGCACTGTATAAGTCTCTCAAGGAGAAGAACTTCAAGACTATGCGTCAGTGGGTCACTAATAACATTGACGTAGACTCGTCTGTTATCTTCCGCACTATATATGATCAGATGTTTGAGAACATCGATCAACAATCTATTCCCCAGTTGGTTCTGATCCTCGCGGACTACCAATACAAGGATGCGTTTGTTGCTGATCATGAATTGAATATGGTTGCGTGTTTAACTGAAGTGATGGCAAATGTGGAGTTAGCATAATGAAGATAATTGTTGCGGGGTATGGGCCTGTTGGCGTCGCGACTGCTGCGGCACTAGAGAACCACCCCAATGTCGATTTGTATATCGATGATCCCTATAAGGGACACGACTATGATCCGGAGGGACTCGAACCTCCGGTTGGTGTTATCATCTGTGTGGCGACACCTATGGATCCTGAGACGGGTAAGTGTACCACAAAAAATGTAGAAGATGTGATGGAGAAGTATCATGGTACTAAGATCATGATCAAATCTACTACAGACCCTATGTGGTTGGAAGAGAACTGTGGGCCCAATGTGACGTTTTGTCCTGAGTTCCTCAAAGGTACCACCGGTGCAGATCCTACCAAGGAGTTTCTGGAAGGTGAGTTCGCGATCTATGGTGGTGGACACATGAGGTTCTGGCACGAACTCTTCAAACCCGTACTACCCAATCTGAAGACTGTTAAGTTCGTTAGTCTGCAACAGGCGGCATTCGCAAAATATGTGTTGAACTGTTTCCTCGCAACTAAAGTCGTGTTCTTTAACCAGATGCATCACATCTACGAACAGTGTGGTTTCGAGGACTTTGATATCATGGTAGATGCCGTCTGCACGGATCCCCGAGTCAACGAGAGTCACACTCAAGTGCCTGGCCCCGATGGTTTCGCGGGTTACGGTGGACACTGTTTCCCCAAGGACATGAGTGCACTTAAAGAGATGGGAGAGGCTTGTGGTGCGAATGTAGATGTGTTACAATACCTAATAGAAACAAACGCATACCAAAGACAAGGTGGTTACGATGAGCAATAAACCGTTCGATTATATAACCGCGATAAATTACTCTAAGAAACATTTGATTGTAAGTAAGGAAACGGAAGCAGAGTATCTTCCCTATATTACCAATGGCACGTTGTCATACTTCGCAGATACTGTTATAGCAGCAAACGTTATGAATCAGTATTATAATCTCGACAATAAACTTCAATTCGATTTTTTACTAAATATAATTAGAAAAAGAAAACGGTTCTCCAAATGGAATAAACCGTCTGAAATTGAAGACTTGGATGCGGTAAAGGAATATTATGGATATAGCAATGTTAAGGCAAAGTCCGTTCTGTCACTTTTATCCCCTCCTCAAATTAAAGAGATAAAAGCGAGGATATATAAAGGTGGAAGAAACTAATCCATGGACACCGGATGATATGTTAGAAATCATCCTTAACGAACCAGATGATTTTTTGAAGGTACGAGAAACTTTAACCCGTATTGGCGTTGCAAGTCGCCGCGAGAAGAAGTTGTACCAGTCTTGTCATATTCTACATAAGCAGGGTCGGTACTTCATAGTACACTTCAAAGAACTATTTTTACTTGACGGTAAGAAATCTAATCTAGAGTTGTCAGATCTACAGAGACGTAATAGTATCACAACGTTACTGGCAGACTGGGGATTAGTTCAGATCGTTGACCCTAACCTAGCCGCAGACTGTGCACCCCTCCGACAGATCAAGATCATTGGTTTTAAGGAGAAAGATGAGTGGAGTTTGTGTCCCAAATATAATATTGGTACTAGATGACAGATTCATTTGTGGGGGGTGATACTATTGTTGATCCCCCTAAGACTTTACCAGATGGTAAAGAGATTGAATATCGTATACCCACGTGGGGAAAGTTCGAAGAGAAAGAACTTTGGACGTGGGATAAGGCGTTAAGGTTTCTCGACACCCACCCGAAAGAGATAATCGATCACCACAAAGAGAAGATGCGATTCTTCTTGAAGAACTCTCACAAGAGACCCTCATCACCGGAGTTTGCAAAATATATTGCCACGACGATGGAAGGGATCTTTCATAAGAACCCTATTACTAATATATGTTTCTTTGGGTTTGGTAGGGACTGTGACAGTTACCCATGGCACAAAGACAAAATGGATGTGTTCCTTGTCCAAGTGTTGGGGGAGATAAAGATCCGTGTGGAAGGTACTTCCTTCGAAGACACACCACGTGCATTTGTTCCAGGCGATTGTGTCTGGATACCTAGAGGAATGCATCACCAGATCATCACGGAGAACTCTCGGGTCACGTTCTCCTTTGGTGTAGAACAAGATCCAGACCCATCTACTTACATAGCTGAGACATGATTATGATTGAATATAATGAAAGAAGTTGGAAGTATACAGTGCAGATCGGAAACACAAAGGTCGAAATGCATTGGATAGAAGACGGACAATATCCAAACTTACCAGTAATTTTACCAATAGTAACGTAACACACGTATAAATAACACCGTGATGCCGAATGGTCGGGTCACACTAACAACACCTCGCTTAATAATAAGGAGAAACCGTTATGGTATCTAAAGCATTTACTTTCCCACGTTCGCACTTTATTGGATTTGACCACGTTTGGACAGAGATTGAGAAGTTACAAGACGTAGCAGAAAACTCGAAACTCTATCCCCCGCACAATGTCGTCCGACATACCGATGAAGAGTTCGCAATAGAAATGGCAATCGCCGGTTACAAGAAAGAAGATCTTGACGTGAATGTACGTGAAGGGATTCTGATCGTCACTGCGGATGTCTCCAAGGAAGAACGCGAATATATTCACAAAGGAATATCTGCGAAAAAGTTCCGAAGAACCTTTAGACTGTCAGAACACGTTGTTGTAAATGGAGCTGATTTTAGGGATGGCCTACTGGTCATTAATCTGAAAGTTGTTATCCCCGAAGAGAAGCGTCCCCGTAAAATCCAAATAGGATAACTCGGAGGAGTATCATGAGGAATTGTCTAATAGTAATTGGACTCACTTTCCTCTCTTCATTTGCGACTGCTAGCGACATGGAAGATATGTCTATCACTGCACGGCGTTTAGCCGCAGAGATTGCACACATCAACCAGATTAACATAGACAGGGAGTTTACACAAAACCTTCACTATGTTATGGTCGTTCAAAAGCCTAGCCTAAGCGACTATGAAATTATAGTTGACGGAATCTGGGTCGAAAAAACAGACGAACGAATTGATGATGAGAAAAGTGACGAGACCAGTTAAGACCTAAGTAACACGGAGAGAGGGCGTCAAAACCCTCTCTTTTTTATTGTCTAGATATAACAAGTGAAATGAAAAGGTGATCTTATGAAATATGTTATAATTGGAACCCCCACCTGTGGGTACTGCCGACAGGCAAAACAACTCTGTACCGATAAACAACTTCAGTATGAATACGTCTGTCTGACGCAGGTTGTCCCTGCGGAACAGGATCGTCTCATGGAGGTCGCAGGTCAAGCGTTTCGTACAGTTCCACAGATCTTTACCGTAGAGGGAGATGAGTGGAGTTATGTTGGTGGTTATACTGAGTTGAGGGAGTCGTTATGAAAGCAGGGAAATTATGGGGACAGACAGAATTAGTCGCCGCAAATGGTGTACTGGAGTTCCACAGAATAGAGTTTAAAAAAGGTTTCAAGTGTTCGGAACATCTCCACGAGTTTAAGTGGAACGGGTTCTTTTGTGAGTCCGGTGAGATGATAGTACGGGTCTGGCAAGACGGTGATCAAGACGGTCTAGTCGATGAAACCATTCTAAAAGCAGGTCAATATACTCAGGTTAAACCGGGTCAGATTCACCAGTTCGAAGGTACCAAAGATGGGATTGCATTCGAGTTGTACTGGGCAGAGTTTAATCATAACGATATCGTACGTAGAGTGGTAGGTTCTAAAGCATAATGCAGAGTGTAGCTCGTGGTATAATGAATGTGGATTTCGGTAATCCACTCGCTGTCAAATATATGCAGGTTGCATTGGAGTCATTCCAACGTGTATCAGATATCTTTGAGGTTACGGTAGTACAGTGTATTACCCCAGACACATTACTAGAAGGGGTTAACAACGACCTCTCTGGTCGGTCACCTCAAGAACTTGCAGCATTCCATACCCACTATCGTGCAGCAAAACGCATGGCAGCAGGTGAACGTATATGGATGTTGGAACATGACGCATTCCTAAGACCCGAGTGTGAAGACACCTTCCGTATGATCATGTCTAAGTGGACTACCAAAGATTCTTCTCTGCAACTGGGTATGGCAAATGAGTTCTGGACTACAGTCCCAGAAGTCGCACAGATGTATTGTGATGCATTCGAGAAAGGTTACAAACGTGGCCCAATGCAGTTGTTACATGTCGTCACCGATAAGTACTGTCGTTCTAAAAAGAATATCCACCCCAATACCTACTGGCCTGCAAACCGTTTCCAGAACCCAGACTACTGTAATAAGACTGGACTGAACGTTGATGTGAGTTCTGCCTACACCAAACCAATCAAGGTCTGGGATTCTCCTATCATTCAGATCATCGATGAGGAGTTTGGTGGTACTGTGACCGATACCGGCAAGCGTAAATATGATAGGGAAGTTCATCCAGATTATAACTGGATAACGCTTGACAAGTAGTGCCGTTCTTGATATACTACGTACATGAAATATTATACCAATGTGACCCGTTATGGGAACAATATCTTGCTTCGCGGCATCGAGGATGGTCAACGCATCTCCGATCGCATTCCCTTCAACCCCACTCTTTACATCGAGTCGCCCAAAGCTACTGGTAAGTTCCGTTCCCTCTATGGGAAGTCGGTCGAACCGGTAGAGATGGGTTCGATGAAAGAGGCGAAAGAGTTCGTTGCTCAGTATAAAGACGTACCCAACTTCACGGTACACGGCAACACCAACTACGTTTCGCAGTTCATCTCCAAGAACTACCCATCTGATCTCAAGTGGGATACGTCCAAGATCAATATCACCTATATCGATATTGAGGTGCAGTCAGATGCGGGTTTCCCTAAACCTGAAGATGCCGCACATCCTATCATCTCTATTGCTGTTAAGAGTAATCAATCTGGTCAGTTCTACGTGTGGGGTCTGGAAGACTATGACGCACAAGATACTACCACCTACTTCAAATGTGTCGATGAAGAATCTCTACTGAAAGCATTCCTCGGTTGGTGGGAAGGTAACTGTCCGGACATCGTGACCGGTTGGAATAGTAAACTATTCGACATGACCTACATGGTTAACCGAATAACTGGTCTCATAGGGTGGGATAACGCCAAGCGCCTGTCTCCGTGGAAACTGGTGCGCTCTCGTACCGTTATGACCCTAGGAGGACGTGAACAGCAGGCATACGAGGTTGAGGGTATCACTCAACTAGATTACCTCGACCTGTTCAAGAAGTTTACTCTCAACACCTATGGTCAGCAAGAGTCCTACAAACTGGACAACATTGCACACGTGGTATTGGGTGAACGTAAACTGTCCTATGAGGAACATGGTACCCTCCATGCACTGTACAAGAATGACTACCAGAAGTTCATTGACTATAATATCAAAGATGTT